CGATCTGCACGGGACGGATACACAGCAAAGACCACTTATGGTGGTGGTATATCCGGTGGAAAAGTCTTAGAGGGGCATCATGGAACCGTTACTTATACTTATACTAAAAAAAATAATACTAAAAAAGATGATACTAAAAAAGATGATACTAAAGATAAAAAAGTCGTAAAAAAATATTGGTATGAATATAAATTAAATGGAAAACCATTAGGTGGACAACCATTTGATACTGCTGGAGATGCTGAGCATGCTGCGACCGTAGCTATTAATAGTTGGCTTACAAATGCTAAGAAAGAAGCTAAAAAAGAAGTAGATAAGAATTTTAAACCTAATGACTCTGAGTATGAGCAAGAATTACAAAGAGCTTATGCACGATTAATACAATAGGCTACAAAAGCAAAAACAACTATTAAAACAGGCTCATATAAGAAAGGCGGTATAGTAGATTATACTGGTATTGCCCAAGTTCACGGTACCCCTTCCAAACCCGAAGCCTTCTTAAATGCTAAACAAACAGAAGTATTAAAGAAAGGACTTCTCGGTGGTAAAAATTCTCTAGTTTCCGTTCTTGCCGATTTCCAAGCTATGCTTGATGGTTCTGCTCGTTCTTCTGTTTATAACTCAATTGACCGTGGAGGCGTTAATATTGAAAATGCTTCTGTTAATATGAATGTTAGCTCTATTGCAAATGATTATGATGCGCGTCGCGCTGGAGAACAAGCTCTTGAACAGATGATGAGAATCGCTAGAAAATCTGGCACCAAGGGCGTTTCTAGGAGGTAAAGGATTATGAGTTAGGTATATAATATTACACACGATGGGGCAGGCAATAGCCTGCCCCTAGATAAACTTCCTTTTATAAGTTTTTCCTATGATGGGAAAAGAATAGAGGAATATAATTTTATTGCTACCATTGATGGTTCATTAGATCGTCCTTTCTATGGTGAATTTTCTTACAATACTTCTGAAAGTGATGTATTAGATGGGTAGTTTTATTGGGGAACTCATTATAATAAAAATACGATAAATTTACGACTTGTTACTGATAAAATTACAGAAGCATAGCTAGCAGATTTCAAAAAATGGTTGAAACCTGGTCCTGCGAAGCAATTTATTTTTGCCGAAAATCCTAATCGCGCGATTGATGTAAGAGTTGCGGAAACACCTTCTTATGCGGATATAATTCCATATGAAGATCGACAAAAAGTATTAGTTGGTAATACATACTATAATTATTCTACTACCTATTATCGCGGATTTGTTGAAGTTTCATTTGAAGCAGATGAACCGCATTGGTATTCGTTGAATAATGTTATTGAAGGTAATGTTGATGAAGATAAAATAAAAATAGCGATGGAAGATAATGTACCGCTTAATTCTATGATAGAAATAACCGATAATTATCCGATTCATTTAGGAGATAGAATTTATCATTCAGAAGCAATTCCTAATACAGATCCCGTAAAATATTAGGTGGTATCTGATAATAAAGGTACTTTTTTAGAAGATACTATAATGGATTCAACTACTAAAACGGTCGCTCCTAACTATTTATTCTATGGCGGCACCGCGCCCGCGGATACAATTATGAAATTTACCTTTACTCCTAAATTTGAAAAAGAAAATTATGATGGAGATATTGTACCAAATTATGATTATACATCCGTTCCTATTTTTTTAGTTGGTTCAGCATAGGTAGGGAGTGCTTATACTTACTCAAATAATAATGCAATAAATAAAGATAATATCGAACATGTGTATTCTTCTTTGCCAAAAGGACTAATAGTATCTCCATCTAATAAAATTACCGCAGTAACTGGTACTAATCCATATAATGTTATAACAATAGGAGATAAATAGTTCAAATTTACAACTCCCAGTCTTTATACTGGTTATAATCAAGCCTTAACTATTATAAATAAATTCAATGAAGGGGATTCTTTCCTTGAAGCGCGCACCGCAATTCGAGAGGGGGTCAATGAATATTATAGTCGCGCTTGGGCATTGGCTAAAATGAATGAGTTAGGAACTAAATCCGCATATGTTGATTAGAGTACTTCAAAGCTAAAAGATAAATTCAAAGAGGCTTTTGATTTATTGATGTTTGATTTTTTATATGCTGAATATCCTGATTCTACTGGGACATTACAAACAACTGTTTGGCCCGCGGAAATTACTATAAATTCAAAAACTGGTGAAGCAATAGGCTCGTTTATTGTCAAAGTAATTAGCTTGGATGAAAACGGAGACTGTAATATAGAAGTCAAAAAAATAACAGAAAATGTTGGAGACATGATTTATGATTCCTACATAAGATTAGAAGAAAGAAATCATTTTATTATTAGATAGCCAGAAGAATCTTAGATATCATCTGACGATTATGGCAGTATTCAAAGTTCTACTACGACAGATGGTGAAAATAGTAATGAAGAAGGAGAAGAAACAAATAATAACAATGATAATGAAACAACTTCAACTGCTGAACCAGCTTATGGGTTATATGTCGATAAAACTTGTTGTACTGAAATAACAACTGATTATCCTGGCGGTTTATATGATTTTGATATATAGTATAAGTTTGAATACTTATAATTTGAGTGAAAGGAGGAGCTTATATGGCAGAAAGGGAAGTAAGAGATTATGAACTATCCTTATGGACGCTTCAAGACAGTTTTATAACTGTCTTGAAGCCTTTCGGTCAAGAAATAAAAGGATAGGTTTAGGAAGGAAAATTACATATTAGTGATGACGGTACTGAATCATTATCTTTCTCAATTCCTATGTATTTATATTAGAGAGATGGTAATAATGGCGCTGTAAAGGTTGAAAATCCTTTATGGCATAATGTTATCAATGGTATTTTGATAGCTAATATGAGAAAAATAAAACTAATCTTTGACAAGCATGGCGTGCGCGAAAAAGTATTTGAGTTTATTATATTGAAAACTACAGAGCGTCATGAATCGGATTAGTTATTTTGCGACGTAGAATGCGAAGGGTTGGCATTCCATGAACTTGGTAAAATAGGATATAAGTTAGAATTGAATGCCGATGAATTTGAATTAGACCATAAGAATTGGGAAGAAAGCGATAAGACAGAAGCTGAACCTGTTGCAACTTTATAGTATTGGAATAATAAAATTTTTTCTAATCGCCGCGATTGGGGTTATGAAGTAAGAATGGATTATCGTGAAGAAATTGGTCGTGAAGGATTATCATCAGAAAAAGTTTATGAAGATAGATATGTTGCTTCTTGGACAGTTGTCGATGATTAGATTTAGCCTACTAGATGGGAGCTTGGCAAAGAAAAGGCAAGAACCACCTTTGATATAAAAGAAAGTAATATTTATAATATTACGCAAGAAATTGCGGAAGCGTTTGGCGTCTTTTGTAAATATGAGTATGAACATGATTATAATTATCATATTACTAAACGCACAGTGGTTTATTATAATAATTTTTTGAATGAAGAAGCGGGCGTAATAGATTTGACTTATCCATATAATACGAATAATATTACACGAGAAATGGATAGCACAGATCTTATTACAAAAATGTATGTTTAGTCTGTTGATGATGAACTTACTGACGAAGGCACAGTATCTATTACAAGTGTTGAAGCCAATAAGATGAAAGAAGATTATTTACTAAATTTTGATTATCTTTATAATATTGGCACTATTAGTCAGGAGCAATATGACGGAATAAAAGAATTTGAGGTTGAGATTAGAAAACTAAATGAAAAATTTGAAAAATATTCCGAAATTTATAGTCATCGTGCAAATTAGATCAATAGCTTAGAGGCCGACATTCAACATTTGAAGGACGCTATTGTAGCAGATAATGAAGAGCTAAATACTGTGAATGAATAGATTCGTGCACTTGGATTATCTGATGGAGATGGAAAGGCTAGCAGCGTAAAAATTGCGCCGCCAAACTCGAACTCATAGCGGACTCCATTTCTTTCCACTAAAAAGAATGGAAGAATGGCAATTTCTTTGATAGCAGAACATAGTAGAGGAATAAATGACCCAAAAAGTAATATACATGTTTATGCTCATTATGATAGTAAGACAGGAAAATTATTAGAAGAAAAATCTTGGAAACTTTATAGTAATAATAAAACTAACGAAATATATGAACTTTATAATTTGCCCTCAAAAGATAAAGCGGGTGAAATTATATCAACATATTATGTTTCTTATACTTGTACTCCAAGTTTATAGTATAAAGAAATAAAAGATAATTTTACTAAAAAACTAGCATAGGATACCAGACGTCTAAATAAGCTGACCAAACGGTATGAAAATATCAAAAAAATATATGAAAATGCTGAGAAGCAGATAGAATCTCTTAGAACAAAAAAAGCAGAACTTATATTAGAATTTGAGCATCTAATGGGTAGCGCCTTGCGTGAGGGCTACTGGAATCCAGAAAATTATAATGATTACGGAAATAAATACATTGGTAACATTAGATTGAATAGGACTACTTCTAATAAAGATACAACATTAGACCTTGGTATTAGAGCCTAGAACATCTCTGTATCCGATACTTCTGACAGATATTTGGAATTTATGTGGGGAAATGGCAAAGATTCTACTGGCGATGAGCTTGACATTTTGGCAGATGAACAAAAGTCTTACTATGAAGAAGGGGTAAATTTAGATAAAATTTACTATCCTTGTATAAGAATTAGCGGGCCAGTGTTGAAAAAAATGATATAGAATAAAGAGAATATCAATTTATTTTCTCTATTATTTTATATTGGAGATGAAACTGAAAATCAGCGTATTTTGGAAGATATAGATGGCTGGATTGGCTTCAATATTGGTTCTTAGTGTTAGATAGGTTTTAGAAAAGGATACTTAAAAGGAGATAAAACTAAACCTTATATTTTCCCGGTATTTGTAATGACAGGTTTGGATGATTATACTGAAGATACTGCTATGGCCGTTATGTCAACAGTTGCTTATTTTGCGCAAACGCAAGAACTTATTGATGGCGAAATATAGATGGAAGATATTGAAGCCGCGGCAAAAAAGACTACTGCTGATGATAAATTACTTTGGTGGCATGATAATGATAATGTAAATGGTGCTAATCGCCTAACTAAAGAAACAGAGCCAGGCAAATATGTTTCTCTTGGCAAGGACTATTATCCCGTTCCCGCTTATGATTTATATTATCCTCGTATTATCATCAAGTCATAGAAATTGAAAAAAAGTAGTGATGGTACTGAGCCTGATTTGACTATCAAGTGCGGGAACTCTATAAGTGGAGCAAGCAGTTTATAGAAACTTACTGATTATGAAGATTATTCTATTATAAATAGTATTTCAGAAGTTGAAGACACAGACGAGGATGCGCTACCATATATGTATGAGGCTATCACAATAAAGCCATTCTCACTACTATGCTATGGTAGTACAACTAGAAATTAGAATGGCACAGATATTTATTGTCCTATGCCTATTTTACAAATAGATTATACTATTTCAAATGCTGATACGGCAATTTATTTAGATGCTATTCAAGTATTGAAAGAGAATTCCCAACCGAAGGTATCTTATACAATTGATTTGAATAATTTAGGAAAAGAACTAATAAATACTGCTTATAATTTATTGGGCATAGTCGCGCATATCAACGATACTGATTTGAAGTTCAGTAATATTCAAGGATATGTTTCTGAGGTTGAAATGGATTTAGATAAACCTTGGGAAGATTCTATTACTATTTAGAACTATAAAAATAAATTCGAAGATTTATTTAGCAAAATAGTAGCTGAAACCGCGCAAATGTAGAAAAACTCTTATACTGTTGGTTTTGCGGCGCAAGCGCTTACCGCGGGTGGGGGCATTACCGGAGATGTAATGTAGTACACATTGGCTAATAATACTAATCTTACTTATGCTTTTAACAATGGCCGATTGACTATTGATGAAGTAAATGGTATTATCGGGGAAAGTAACGATGGTATTGTCGCTTATCGCGGCGGTGGTATTTTTACTGCTAGTGAAAAAGACGACGAAGGCAATTGGATTTGGAACACCGGTATTTTACCTACTGGTATCAATGCTAGTTTGATTACAACTGGTAGATTAGATACGAATTAGGTAAATGTATATGCTGGCAATGATTTGAGATTCGTTTGGAATGGGGAAGGATTGACGGCGTATAAGTGGAATACTGATGCGATGGATTTAGCAATTGCGAATGGAACTAGTGTGCCGGATGATTATGCGCCCGCGATTGATACGAAATAGTATGTGAGATACAATGGTGAAGGATTGAAATTAATCGCGGAAAGTGGAACTTAGCATATTAGTAGAACTTGGGCTGATGATTATATTGAATTTGAATTTAAACCTAATAACTTTACTCTTACTTTACAATCAAATAAAATTTTGGATAGTAATAATAACGTAGTAGGTAGTTATAGTCTAAATAGTGGAGAAACTTTAAGTAAATATGATGATATAAATTTAGACGATACAGGTATTATATTCGGCCATATATATAATGATGAAGGAGAGGCTGAAGGAATTAATATAGGCAGTTATACTTTTTCTTATTAGATGACGTATAATTATACCGGAGAATTATAGAATGGCGATAATATAATTGGTCAATATGAATATGATAATACTAAGTAGTAGTATATTATTACTACTGTTAGCGGAAATCGTGGTACTTATAAAAATATTCCTATTCCAAATGAAATATTTAGTTTAAAACTTGCTCCTCCTAATTTTGAAATAAATAAAATAATATTAGAAGATTATGTTTATGAATATAATTTTTCTACTTACTATATGAGGACTCATACTGATGTGGTCAATATAGTTTCGGGCATACTTCGTCTTGGCATAAAATGCTATCCCAGAAATTTATATAAAACATATACTTATGATGGAGAAAATAGTATAACACGAGTAGAAGTAAGTTGGCGTGGATTTTTATTACGGAATTGGAATAATGAAGAGGTCTTTTGGGCTGATCCAGAAACCGGAAATCTATATGCTAGATTTGACAGAGTAGGTATGAACTTAGATACTCCCGGTGGAGGAGTTCCAGACGACAACGACCCTCAGGAAAGATACATCTTTTTTGATACAGCTTCTTATTCTGGGAAACTAAAACCTAGACTTATATCAAATAATGCGGAAATAGAATTTAATCAGCATGACACTGATTTTGAAGGGATAATGCGATATACAGGAACATTTCTTTATCAATATCGTTTATATGAACCAAAAATATATACTAATATTATTTTTGATGCTTCAATTTATATGACATCTGGATCGATTGAATTTGATAGCGATAGTTCTTTTGAAATTAGAAGTGAAGATACATTATCACTTAGTTCTAAAGAGGTCTTTTTAAACGCCAATTCTAGCATGTCTATTACAGGAAAAAATGTATTGATAAGCTCAAATGCGGGTACAATTGTCACTACCTATACCAATAGCACTTCTCAAAGTATAGCCATTAATAGTAATTCTACATTATATTTAAGAGGTGGAAGAACCATTAGTGGTGGAGCTAGCACAATAATTACTGCTACAAAAAGTATTTAGTTGGATACTACAGACAACACCAAAACTGGCACATATATAAACGCAACAGCAAATACATACATAAATGCAAAAGCCAATACTTATGTAAATATAACAGCAAACGCTTCTAATTTAGCAACTAATGCGGGCACTGTTGGTATTCACGCTAATTTAAACAGTGTATTACGTGCTGATACTGGATATATAAATATTTAGGCCGGTACTCCAGATATGACTAGTCCTGCCGCTGGTCATATATATATAGCAAGTGGGGGTTCAATATAGTTTGACGCCCATACCTATATTTACTTTCATTAGTAGAATAGAGATCAAAGGACTAGATGGGTATTTGCTAGTACAAAGCCTGATACCACAAGTGGAACTCATGCAGGTTACAGTGTAATATGGGTGCCTACCGGTGGAGGAAATATTCAATTTATTCCTACTGGTAATGGTTAATATATAAAAATAAGCCCCTCTCTTTTGAGAGGGGCTTTTCTTTTTTAGAACTCAATAAATGGCTCTAATGCCATCGCTTCTGATGGAGTAAATTCAACATTTTCAATATCTTTATAATCAATTTTTTCAGCATTTATTTGAATTTTATTATTCATTACTTCATCCATTTCTTTTATAAATTCAACTTGACATTCTTTCTTTATAATATAATTATTTTTTTCATCAACTTTCAATTCACCATTTTCATCAGTTTCCGCGTATTGATGTAATAATTTCATTCTTGTAGTATTGAATATATCAACCTCTGCTTCAATATTTTTTAGTAATCGCGCAATCTGAAATGCTGTTTTTCCTTTGAATTGAGCTTCTGATAACTTTTTCAATACATTCATATTATTTATAATTTGTTTTAGTTGAACTTCAATCATATATCTTCACCCCAAGAAAATTTTTCTTGTTTATTTTTCAATAAATGTACGAAGTATTTACCAATACAAATGGCATCCGCTTCGTCCTAAGTACAATCCTAATTGTACCATAATTTTACTTTATCTTGCGCGGCCTTTTTCTTATTTTCGCGGCCGCGGTCATCACCAACATTACAATAATTTCTCCAAGTAGAAGAATAAACCAAATCATGGTCTATACTGGCTTCAAATACAGTATCAACTAATACTCCCTATAAATTGGCAAGTGTGCGATACATTTCTACTTGAAACTGTCCTTTTCCAAAAGACTATAATTGAATATTTTCTAGTCCTACAAAATCTGGTTCCCATTCATCAATTACAGCTTTTAGCCATTTTTTCATTTCATTTATTCTTTGTTCTGTTGGCAAATCTTTATTTACTTTATACGTTCCATACGTTACTAAAACGCCGTCATCATATACAGAATATCCTGTAATTATTGTTGCGGCATCAAGCGCTAAAATACGAGTTGTGTCAATCTTTTTGATTGGCACCTTATTTTTTTTGATTTTATAAGGGTCGCCCGCCATACATTGCTCACATATAGGATGTTTTCGCCAATTCCCGTAAGTTTGAAACTATTGATGTCCTTGCGGACACTTCATTTCTAATTCAGTATTCAAATTTTTATAAGAATCGCTAATCAATTGCCATCCTTCTTCTTTCAAATGATTAGCAACACTATACACGTTAATTGGCATCTGGTATCACCTTCACATTATAAATTGGGAAAAATCTAGCGTGAGCAATCTGCTGGCCGGCTTCTAATTTGTATGATCTATCTGCCAAATTATTGCATATTATTTTATCTCCTATCGCCGCGATTTCTATTCCTTTATCTAATAAATCGGAATAAATAATTTGGAACCATCCAGGAGGAACGGTATAATTACATTCTATATCTATTGCCTTTCCCATTTCATGCGGCAATATCTCAAAAGAATTTTTATTATATAATGGTAGTTGTTCGTATAAATCTTCTTTATACTTATCAGTATTAGTATGAAGTTTTATAATAACTTCAAATTGTTTATATTCTTCAAGTACTCGTAATAAAATTTTCTCAACTATTTTGAATACCTTGAATAATAAATCACGTCTTTCTTCGCTAATATCTTCCATTGTGCTGGCGTTGTCATTTAGCGCGATCATTATATTCTAAACATTTTCTTTTGCTTGCTAATAGGTAATTCTTTTACTGGAAAAATTATTGAAAATGTCATTTATTATCTACTGACGACGCTCTTCTGTAAGAGCGTCGTCAATAACTTTTACCAAATAATCTCGCGCTTCCTGTTCTTTTATAACGTCATCCGGAATTTTTAGTATAGTATCAATAGTATCTTTGAACTATGCTAATATTGGATTATTGAATATATTATTTGCCTGTGCTTCCAAATCCGCCCTCTCCGCGCTCGGTGGTACTAAGCTGCTCAATTACTTCGGCCTTGAAGTGATATACAGGTTCTACTGATAACTGAGCTAGTCTATCACCTTTATTTACTAGATAATCTTCATCAGAAATATTATCAAATAGAAGCATAATTTCGCCGCGATAGGAAGGGTCAATTAGTCCCTGAGAGTTGGAAAGACGTAGTGGAGTTTTTGCGCCCGTGCTGGAACGAGGTAGAATTTTTGCGCACCAGCCTTCTGGTAGAGCAGCCTTTACACCAGTATGAATAAAGTTACCAAGTGAATGTGCCTTGATTAGAACAGTTTCATTTGCATACATATCCGCGGCGGCGTCAGTCTCATGCGCATAAGTAGGTAGATGTCCTCCTTCGGCAACCTGGAACTCTACTTTTACCTGAGTGTTGTGATAGCGTTCAACCGCGGCATCAAAAATTTCAAAGAAAATATCAAATACTTTTTCTAATAGAATACGCTTATTCTTAGAAGGAGCAAGTTCTTCAATAAAGTTTTTGATTTCATCCTTGCTCTGCTCAATAATTTCTGCGGCAGCAGCCTTGGTATGGCCCATTTCTTCAAATCCTTGAATCATGCTTTTTACTGATTCTTCTTTTACGGTAGGAGTAATGGCGCCACTAATCATTCCGACCATCATTTCCAAAGTTTGTTCATTTAGACTACTTTCTGGCAATTCCATGATTTGTTCCACAAGTTCATGTAGTGGCCGCATTTGTTCATTATTATCCATTAGTTCAGTGAAAGTTTCAATTTCAGACATATTTCATTACCTCTTAATCATTAAAAGTTTTTTCAACAGTTACAATAGCCCAAGAATCAATAATTTCTCCCTTGGACTTTTTATTTTTCAAAACATATCCAGATTTACTAAGAGTGTAACCCTCTGTAAGCTGGCGGTCCTTATAATCATTTATCATATCTACGGCTTCTTCTTCATTGTCTACTCGATACACATCAGTTGTCTTCATTAGAATCTTCATAATTTTCATTCTCCTTTTTCTTATTTAGTTCTCTTAGGTCTTGAATTAGTTTAGCATAATTTAGTTTTATGGCGGTATCACTTACTGCCGAAATTTGTTTTCGACCAGCCTTACCTGCTTTTTTCATTAGCCTGCGGCGTTGTTCTCTATTCATGGGCTTAGCATTTTCTGCTCGTTGCCGCATATCGGCGTTTATTTGTTCTTGTATTTTATTTAGATACTCCGGGTCGTTTAGCGTATCGGTAAGTTGTTTTTCAGCTTCTTCTTCACTAACGCCTGTCCGTTCTGCGAGTTGTTTTACAATTGTATTATCTAATGTTTCTGTCATAGTATATTCTCCATTATATGAACTATATCATCATAGCTTTCTTTATGTTTTAGCTTTATAAGATGATATAAAGAATAATTATTGTTATCATTGGGAACTAAATCAATTCGTATATGTACACGAATATCGTTTATAAACTATCTTTCATTTTCCCACATACATGTAAATTGTTCATCTTCTCCATTTATCTGTAAAGGTTCTGTATAAGCATAGAATAAAAAGTAATTATCATCTTGTTCCATAAGGGCGATAAAAAATCTATCATTACCTTGATACTTGATTACATTCATTCCAAAACTCCATAGTCCAATCAATTGGATCTCCTTTATAGCTTATTTCATAAGAAATTTTAAAATTAGTAAATACTCTGGTAGGAGATTCAATCTCTTCATCTTCATAGGTTTGACTGTTTCTCCAAATCATCGTAGATTCTAATATATATTTATCATATTTTTTAGAAAGTAATACTGCAAAATCTGTTGGATTCATTAAAGCAAAAGTAATTTTAATACTTTCTTCATTTGTATTAAAATTATGATAAAAATACTTTACAGTATCATTTTCAAAAGAATAAATTATTTTATCATTATCCATTAAAGAAATTTTAAGATTTGGGACTTCCTTACTGCCATATAATATATGCTCCATTAACCGCCACCACCTACATTCTTGTTATAGCCGAATTCCTAGCTTTTGAAAAAATCTATATAATACTTTTCTAAATCATTTAGCTCATCTTTATCGCAATAAATAATTGGTTCAATTGTCCAATTCCAAAATCCTGATTTCCATATTTCATGATGAACAGCCTAATCCGCGATAGTTTTTATGCCAATTGAACTTTTGAAATGGTCTGCTAATCTTTTCTTTATATTTGTGCTTTTACCTATGTAGCACTTTCCAGTTTCTAAACTAGTAATTTTATAAATGCCAGGTTTATCTTCAATACCGACTCTTTTGAAAGTTTCATCAATATATGGTTTTACATATTCTGCCCAAACTAATTTATTTATAATATCTGGATGCTGAACTTTCTAAGATACGGTAGTAATAAGGAAATTTATATCATCTTTATATTCATCAGGAACCTAAATTGTGTAGAATAGACGTTCCTGCTATTCTTTTTCATATTGTCGCAGCGGCTCTAACAGGGCTTCAAAGCGCTCTTCTTGATAAAAAGTGTCATTCGCAATATCTTGCTATGCTTTTTGTAATTTTTCTATCTCTATCTGCGCGGCTTCTTCTGCTTTATTTACACGCTCTTGCGCCTACTGTGTAAAATGCTACATACGTAAATTCAAGCTTTCTTGACGTTCGCGCTCCTGCCGTTCAAATTCAGTATCTAATTCAGACTAACGTAAAGATTTTTGATTTTCAAAAAACTAATCTAAATCAGTTGTCTTGCGGCGTATAGCATTATTATAAGTTTGAGTTGCTGCTTCAATCTAATCCTAAATATCCAATAACTATTCTTTTTTATTCCGAATATCGCTATCCAGCGACGCGCGAGTAGAAGCTAGTTCTTTTACCTAAATACTATAACGGTCTCGCTCATTCGTATTCAAAATTTGTTTTTTATTTAGTTTTATAGAAAGTATAATAACTATAATAAATAATATACCACTAATCAGCCATTCCATTTTTACATCACCTTATTCACTCCTTTTCTTTTATAATTTATTATACCACGATTTTTGAAAAAAGTCAAATATAAAACAAAAGGGAGGACGAACATTATTGTTCGTCCTCATTATGTTCTAAATAGATGATTCTTTGGTTGGAAGAACCACGAAGTGGTAATGTAATATCTCGTTTATCTAATTCAAAGCGGCCATCAATTATACAAGTAGTCTTATCTAAAATATTAGATAGAAGTTCCGCAGAAAAATCATTTGCTTGTTGCCGCGCCTCTAATTCTTCCATAGTATATCCTGTCCAAATATATATTTCTAATTCAGGAAATTGATATTTACAAACATCAATTAGTTGTGATACTGCTAATAAATTTTCATCTGTTAGCGGTTCACCGCCAAGAATACTTAGTCGCCGCATTACATTATTTTTATTCAATTTGAAGCATATTTCATATGCTTTTTCCATATTGAATTCTTCACCATATTCGAAGTCTTGTGCTTCTGGATTGTGACAACCGGGGCAATGGAAGTGACAACCAGAAAAATAAACTGAGAGGGAGATACCGGGTGCTGCCGCGGTATCATCCCAATAAATTCCAGCAATTTTACTCATTCATCATTTACCTCCTTATATTTCCATTTGAAGCCACCTGTTGTTTTTAATTTACCACGACATACTTTGGAGATAGCTGATGAATCACAACCTGTCTATCTAGCGGCTTCATTAACACTCTTATATTCATTTAATATATTATCATCTTTATCTAATTGTAATACTGTATATGCTCCACCTTGTTTAGAATTATAAGGAGCAATTTTTTTAGGAAAATCATCAGATTCTTTACGTTTGATTTGATAGTTCTTAACGGATTTTCTATTGCCTTGAATTACTTGATATACAGTGTTATAATGAACGCCTAATTCACGTGCGGTAGAAGCAATATTACATACTTCTTTTACAAAGTTTCCATTTAAATCATATAATAATAATGGCCGTCCATCTGAACGTTCTCCACAATTATCACCACCGGGAGAAGCATTATATCCGTGATGATATGAATCATAGTATTCAATCCAATATTTTTCTCGTTCATTTAATAATTCTTTTGAGCATTCTTCAAGTATTTCAAAATCAAATCCATCTTCACCATATTTAATTATGGCTTGATGGAATGGGCAATTACTATCTTTCCCGTGACAGTAAGCATCATTAACATGAGTTCTTTTTCGAGCGCTAATATCTATTGATTGCCCTATATAGATATTACCATTAAATTTATTTGTAAATTTATAAATGCCACATTTTGGCATATTGAACACCTCTTAATAGTTTTACTGGGAGCATAATTACTTCCATAGTTTGAGTAATGATGCTACCCAATAAAACTATCAATTTATTCCATACTTTGACTAAAAAAATTTTTTTTTGGGGATAGATTATGATTCATCGCCTATGGAGAAGTTCATCTACCGGCTCATCTCCCTAGCCCCAATTTTTTAGTGAATATGTTGAACACGTTGTTCGGTTTCTTTTTGTTTGCCATAATTAAACGCGGTTTTATAATCGCCTGTTAAGTATCCAGTGACGCGACGTAAGTGCGAAATATTATGACTGCCGCATTCTGGACAAACGTCATTTATCTCATCCTAATATCCACAATCTTGACACATATCTAATTTTATATTTATCGCAAAATATGGAATGTCTTTATCCATAGCATAATTTACAATAGTTTCGAGTGCTTCAATATTATTTTTTACGCCGGATGGAACTTCAACATAAGTAATACATCCAGCACTTGAATATCCAGTTAGTTGGCTTTCAATATCAATTTTATCAAATACAGAAATCTCATGCCAGACTGGAACATGAATACTGTTAGTGAAATATTCACGGTCAGACACATTAGGAATTTCTCCGTATTTGGCTTTGAATTTTTTCATAGCTGTATAACATAAATTCTCGGCGGGCGTATAATATACCCCAAAATTTAGTTTATATTCTTTTTTGAACTCTGCGCATCTATCTTTGAATAATTGTTCGATGCGCTTTGCTAATGCCATTCCTTCTTCTGTTGTATGGTCGCAGCCGATTAGAATTTGAAGAGTTTCTGCTAATCCTAGTTGCCCAATAACAATTGTTCCATGCTTCAAAGCAGAGCGAATACCTTCTTCTGGATGATAACCTAGCATGGTGCCGTTTTCATACATAAATTTGGCTGATGAAGGAGATTGAGAGCAAATCCAATCAAAGCGTTCAAGAAGCATATCTTTGGCTTCATGGATTTTTCTATCAAGTAAATCTATAAAATTTTCAATTGTTTCTTCTTTTGAAATATCTTCATTCATTTGGTTAGTAATATTACCAGTTAGTTCTTTCGCTTCCATAGCAATAGTTGGCATAATAATGGTTACTGGGCAAATATTGCCGCGACCATCCTTAGTCTGAGGATTTGTGCCTGGTTCTGCATTGATGTCTGCACCGTTCGCGGTCCTACATCCCATTGTGGAAAAGTAAGTTTTAGGGTCATTTACATCATATCCAGCATTACCACTCCAATCAACGTTCGCATAATTGGGATAAATACGCTTCGCGGTCGATTCTAGCGCAAGTTTGAATAAGTCATAATTTGGGTCGCCAGGCGCGCGATTTACACCCTTCATACATTGAAAAATACCACATGGGAAAATAGGAGTTTTATGGAATTTTCCTACGCCTTTTATAGAGCCTTCAAGTAATGCTTTTGTTACCATACGGCCTTCTGGTAGGGTACAAGTACCATAGTTGATGGAAGTAAATGGTAACTGATTACCACTTCTACTCTATAACGTATTTAGGTTGTGATACATACCTTCAACTGCTTGCTGTAATTCGCGCTCCGTCATATCCATGGCGTATCTATAAATTTCTGCGTTATCATCTTCACCATAATATTCATCTATTGGCAAATCTTCTGTTTCATATTCACAATTATTTGCTGGATATAAATTTTTACCTATATATTCAATTCCTTCATTCCAGTGCTTACGGAAACTCTTCCTCACATAGGGCACCATAGTCCAATCCAAATGAGTTGCAGAAACACCGCCGAACTGCATTAGAGATTGAAGTTGAAATATAACAGCAACAAGCTGGAAAGCAGTATTGATTGAGTTCGCGGGACGCACATCTGTTTGACGTGTATTGAAGCCTTCTGCCAATAACTTATCAAATGGAATAGATAAGCAATTGTGCATACCTACCGCGTAGGCACTTAAATCATGAATATAAATTTCATTATTTAGGTGATTATTGCGCGCCATATCAGACATACAAAAATCCAAAGCATATTGTTTCATCATTTCATCTGATGCTTCTCCAACGCGGCCACCGAATGAGTGTTCATCTACATTGGCATTTTGATTCTGAACGTTTTTTGCCTGTATCTTTTCACTAATTGCCCTAATAAATTCATCTGAACACGCGCGCATAACGCCATGCTTGTAGCGATATTTTATATAAGCCTTTGCTACTAATCTATCATAATCAGTAAGATAATCTTCGACTAATTCTTGAATTTGTTCTACTGTTAGTGGTTCATCAAATTGTAAAGCAACTTCATAGACTAAATCAGCTATTTCTTTTGCGTATTCTGGTGCCTCATCTACAAAATTGACTTCTTTATTAGCTTTTGTGATGGCGGTTATAATTCGCTGTTTATCAAAATCCACCACATTACCATTTCGCTTGATAATTTTTATCACTTCAATTCCTCCCTATCTTTTTCCCGCAATAGGGGCAATAATCATCGGTCTAAACAAAATTTAGGACCGCACTAAAATGCGGGCAGGCATCTTGATTATCCTTTATTTTTTTTCTAATCTCAAAAATTGTATCTTTCTTTTCCATTGAAGAAAGCGCACGTCGTAGTTCTTTATCAAGAATCTCACGATTACGAACAATTTGTTCTATATTCATAATTTCCAATACCCCCTTTGTAGGATTGAATTATATGTTTGACTAAATAAATTTTTTGCTGATGGATATAATTTTATGAGTGTATCTTTTTCAGCGCGTTCGGGAGGAATGTTTTTCTTTGATTTCAATGTAGTTTTTTCTACCAGAGTTTTATCATTTTTAGTCTTCCCATTGGCCCATTTTTCGGTAAGTAGTGATAAATGTTGTACTGGGTCTATTACGCCTATGTGCGGCCACTCATATCTAATTTTTATTGGGATGCCGCAGCTCCAAAATGAATATAATAAATTAAGTTTATAAATATAATCTCTATAATAATGAGAACAACTTTTTAGTGTGCCACCCAATGTGATAAATACATTAGATGTTGAAACAATATCAGCTAAGAATAAGTTTTTATAATGTCGTAGCATATAAGGTATTTCTTCTAGTGGAATATTTATATCTAATATGATATGACTATTTCTTGCTATTTTAGGCTAATTTCGCAATTCAAAATACTAACTTAGTTTTTTACACACTATTGGATGTATTCGTAAAATAGAAGCAGGATGCTTTTCTGATATGGTTTCAATTGTTAGTTGCCAATCAGGATAGAAAAAATCTTTATCAAATAAAAATACTCGTTTGCGAGGATAAATTGGAGATAATGGTAATTTATTATTACCAGCATAGTTTCTATAATAGCTATCGTCTAAAACATGCTCAATTACCTTTGCTTTTACTCCCTCGCTATATTTTTGTTTGAGAAATTCTTTATAAATAGATGGTTTTGGTATCGTGTAATCAATAAGTTGATTTTCAAAAGGTATATAATTGTTAGTAAAACCAGTGCCGCCATATATTACATTATTTGCGCGCAAAAACGCTTCTGGAACAACAGGAGGCCGCGCGCTTTCACTAAAAAAATAAATTTTTTCATAGCTGTCTAGTTCTTTTTCCTCTAATGAAATTAGGCGGCAGAAAGTATTTTCTTCTAAACGATAGTAAGTAGCTAATTTCATTATTTCAATATTTGGAATAAGGAGAGAAGTGGAGGTAGAAATCTAAAAATCGTAATCAACTAAACCTATCATTCTTCTACCTCCGCACGTTCATATTGAAAATCTAAATCTCCATTATCATGAACTTTTATAATTTTTGAAATTATTGGATATACAGATTTTTTGAGTTTCTTGGGAATAAAGTTATCGCCGCGGCGAATGCCTTGAATCATCAACTTATTACCGCGCTTGAACCAACTCGCTTCAATAACGTGTTTTTTACCATCTGCGCCCTTTTGTGAAAGTTGCTTATCATACATAGCAAATTGATTCTTATAAATTTTTACCAATACAACACCAGTAGGAGTAAGTAACGTAACTGTGTTGTGCATCTTGTCTTTATCAATAACTGTTCCAATAATTTTATGTAGCTTATAAACTTTTATTTCTTGACCATTATTTCCAGTAAATGAATATTCGATTTCTGGTTCATCTGGCAATTTGAAAAAATCATCATAATCTACTGCTGCGCGAGCAAGCTCATGTTCATGTGAATAGAAACTAATACTATCCATTTCCCACTTGCTAATATTACCTTCACCATATTTATTTGCTACTTCATCATATAATGCTTGATTCAATTTATTCAACATTTCATCCTTATGCTGTTTCAAATAATCACGCATTGGATCCATAGCTTTTGTGTATATCTTATCCCAAATTTTTTGACTAATCATGGTTCCATTATCAATTATATCTACATCAAAATGATTTGCTATAAAATTGATTGCTGCTTCATTCAATTCATAATAGTCATCTACTTTTTTAGTTTTTAGAAACTTATTGAATGAAAATAATTTGGCAAAAAATGTCATATCTTCTGGAATAAGATTTTTGGTTATTAGCATTTGCATATTCTGCAAAGTTAGTCTTTGTTTCTTTTCAATAATCGAATCTAAATAATTATGCATAATTTCTTCACGAGATTTATTCTCTATTACATCAAAAGCACCAGATTTTATTAGATTCGTTATCTGAATTTTATTCAGACCTTTATTCTTCAATAAAAAGTCATTCAAAGATAAGTAGGGACGCGCCGCGATAATTTGGGTAATTTTCTCACCAGATATACGAGCAATTCCTCTTAGCCCATACAAGATGATGTTATCCTGTGGAATTGGTGTAAATGTAAAAGAAGATTTATTGATGTCTGGTGGCGATACTTTTATTCCATAATTACCCAATTTACCAATAATAGACGCCACACGGCCATAATCAATATTTTTTTGTTTTTTCTTTTTCTTATCTTCTTCATTACTTACTACTACTTGACTTGCTTCTTCCCATTCTTCTAATTCCTCGTCATCATCTTCTGAAATATTTTCTTCTATATCATCATCAGGCGCTAATTCTACATCAATTACGTTTTCTTCATCATCATCAGAATCAACATATTGAATACCGCCACTATCGACAATAAGGTTTGCTGTGTTCCAATATACAATTGGATACTTATATGCCAAATTCATTTCTTGAAGAGCAATTATTGAATAGGCAAGTGTATGACTTGCGTTGAATCCGTATCCACGACTTAGCGCAATTTGAATATCCCATACATAATGACAGAATCGTTCATCACAGCCTTTTTCTTTTATACCTTTGAAGAACTTTTCGGTTAGTTCTTCATATTCTTTTGGATTCTTTTTAGCAATAGATTTACGAAGTTTATCCGCAAATTGTAAGTCCCAACCGCCGCACTCTGGTAATTGAACCAATTTCATAAATTGTTCCTGTGTAATTGACAATCCATTTGAAATATCTAATTCACGATGTAACAATTTCATTTGTTCTTCTGTTAATCCATAATCGCGCATTTCCTTATCCCACATCCAAGGATTAGAACGAAAACGCGCATATTTATCCAGTGGAGCTTCTGCTCCTTTTTCAGTTGCCATCAAACGAATAACGGAATTCAAAGTTGCTAAGTCATCTACATTTTGTGGATGTGTAAGAGAAATTCCCCGAATACCACTAGCTTGTTCCATTTGAAACAGACTAATAATTTTATGAGTATTGACCATTTCCCACATTTCGGGATTATCTCTATCTATATCATAAACATTCAAAACATGCTCATATGTTTCTCTCAATGTTGGATATTCTTTTACATATCCATCTTTTATCAATAACTCTAAACAAGTCTGAATTTTATCCGCGGCTTCAACTGAAAGTAAGTCCATCTTTATTTCAGATACATCTTCCAAGTCATGTAGCTCAAATTGTGTCACAATCGTACCATCTGGCGCGCGCATCAAAGCAGAAGATTCTGTAAAGTCTTTATCCTTGAATACTACACCACCAGCGTGAATGCCCATACCACAAATCAATCCTTCAATACGATTTGCTACTTCCCATAATTGAGGATATTTATTTATTTCTTCTATAAAAGTAAGATTAGGTTTGATGTCATTTTCTTCATCACCAAAATACATTTGTTTCAATGTATATGCTTGGCCACGTTCAGCCGTAATCAATGAAGAAATATATTGTGCATTATCTACATCAATGCCCAAGCCGCGGCACGCAGTCAAAATTGCCGATTTTGATTTTTCAAGTTTGAATGTCGCGACATTTGACACACGATTCTCACCGTAGAATTTTCTCAAATGTTCCAATACTTGCGCACGCTTGATACCAGAAATATCTACGTCAATATCCAATACCGATACACGAGCAGGATTCAGGAAACGCCACGGATAGGTTGCGGTCTTCTCTCTTAGACAATTAATTTGAATAATGTCTAATGCATATAAAAGTAAGAATCCGCCACCTGAACCACGCGCTGGCATAACCAAAGTTCCCGCGTTCCAACATTCATCAATAATTTTTTGAAGATTCAAAAAATACGCAGACCAACGAGCATTATTTACTTCACTTGAAGTCCATGTCATTTCAAGACATTCATTTAGTGCGTTATATGCTTTTTGATTTTGTAGATCTTCATGTTCATGAATGCCTTCAATAAGTGCTAATACTAGTTGATTATCAGCATAATATGGAGATTTTATGAATTTCTCTAATGCCGGTATCAATCTTGTAAAAGCGAAAACTTCATCTGGTTGTCGTTGCTTGAATTCTCGCCAAGGAAGTTGAGGGATTTCTAATGGTTTTAGAATACTAAAATCTTCGCACTTATCTTTTATACTACGAATAGTTTTATACGCGACTTCAATTTGTTCTTCCGTCAAATAGGGAAAAAATGAACGTACTTCTTCATCTGTCATCATGTAAGTTGTTTCATAGAAACTTCTTACTTCACGTTCACCATCTTGTGCGTTTAGAAATGTTTCATGAATAAAAGCATCTTCTGGCCGCAAATAATGGCTATCGGTTGTTATAATATAAGGAATATTTAGTTCTTGACTAATTTTCAATAATTGCTTATTTACAAAAACTTGCTCCTTACCATGAGATGGCTGCATTTCTAAATAAAAATTTCCAACTCCGAAAATATTTTGAATATATAAACACCAATTTTTTGCTGTTTCATAAAATTGAATATCATTAGTGTCCATATATTGTAATAAAAATTTATCTAATTGCGAACCTAAACAGGCGGAAGATGCTATCAAATGTCCTGGATTAGTTCCTACGATTTCTTTCAAATCTCTATAATAAGTTGGGCGTCGCCGCAATCTACGACTAATATATGAACGCTTCCACGCTCTTGTAGATAATTCACAAATTTGATGATAACCTTCCAAGTCTTTACAAAGTAGAATAAAGTGAAAATATTTATCACGATTTTTATCAAAATTTTTCGCGTTCAAATCATTTCGTGTAAGATAAATTTCATTACCGCGAATAAGTTTGAAGTCGGGATTTTGTTCTTTTATTTTTTTATAATATTTTTCTGCCTTGATATAACTTGAAATAGTTTCATGGTCAGTTATAGCAACGCATTCATGCCCCAACTGAATTGCTGTATCAATTAGGGCATTTACTTTATTTATACAATCTCGTAGAGTTTCATTACTATAATCTGTGTGATTATGAAGACTACCTGGGTATCTACTCACACAATCACCTCTCTCTATTATTCTATAATTATTATAGCATGAATTTGATTATTTGTCAAATGATAATTCTATTTCTTTATAATTATTACACACCCGTCGCCCGTCTATTTCAACTTCCCATAATTTACAGAAATCATAATACCAATTATAATATTTACAGGTATCGCAGCATTTTTTAGAACTCATATTTGCTTTCATCTTCTTCAAAATCATAATCATCAATGAATACTTGAATTGAAGTGCGGCCCATAAAAGTATTTAGGTTCGCGCGCCCATATACAGTAAGAAGTTTTAGGCGATTATCGCTAATAGTATCTACAAAATCGCTGTCTTTGAATCTAACATAATCAATACCATTATATGAAATTTTCATACTATCTTTATTTGCGCCCATAGCCATGATAGAGGCAAGTGAAATATTTTTTACTATAATCTTTACTTCATCAATATGGTTGCCAAAAAATTCTGGATGACTAGCAAGTGATTCTAATAATGCGACATTATTTTGTCGTGCGTCGAGTACATAATCTACTGTATAGCAATTTTCAAACGCATCTTGTGGTAAATCTTTATTAGCAAATTCGATAAATTTATCTAATTTATTAGCATCAATGCCATAACCTGCGGCATTATCATGCCCTGCGACATAATTGAAATAATTACTTTCTTCTAAATATTTTTTTAGACTTGGTAAAGCAGAAAAATTTCCATCACTACGCAA